ATGAAAGAATTCAGATCATACTGGAAGAAAAATAAAAGATGGATAGGAATTAGCTTTAGTTTCGCTGTGATTTTTACAGTCATTTTAATGTTGTATGATATATCGGCAGACACCGTATGGTATGCATTTGCACTTTGTTTTAGTGTGGAGGTGATTCTTCTTGCTGTTGATTTTGTGAAATATTATGGAAAATGTAAGCGGATGGAGGAACGGTATCTCAATATCAATATCTGTGTCCCGGAGGATGGAGAACCTGAGGATCTGGTGGAGAGGTATTATCAGGAGATGGTTAATACACTGTTCGAGGGGAAAGCGAAAATAGAGTCTGATAACAATATCGCTAGAAAAGAAATGCTTGATTACTACAGTCTTTGGGTGCATCAGATAAAAACACCGATTGCCGCAATGCGGATTTTACTTCAGGCTGCTGAGGAGATTTCATTTGAAAAACGCACTGAGCTTGAGATGGAGCTATTTAAAATTGAACAGTATGTGGAGATGGCACTGTCTTATATCCGTTTGGGGAATATGGCATCAGACTTAAAGCTGCAGTGGTACCCGATGGATGAGATTATCAAACCTGCAGTAAAAAAATACTCTAAGTTATTTATTCTCAAGAAAATAAAACTGAAATATGAGCCGATTGAGAATAAGATACTGACAGATGAAAAGTGGCTTGGCCTTGTTGTCGAACAGATTTTATCCAACGCACTGAAGTACACGAATGAAGGAACGATTTCTATTTATTTAGAACCAAAGAAAGAGAATGTACTGGTGATAGAAGATACCGGAATTGGTATTTGGCAGGAAGATCTTCCACGTGTGTTTGAAAAAGGATTTACCGGGTATAACGGAAGAACAGATAAGAAATCGACGGGAATCGGCCTATATCTTTGCAAAAGCATCGTCGATAAATTAAATCATAGAATTTATATATCATCGGAAGTGTCAAAAGGAACAAAAATCTTTTTGAATTTGAACCGTGATGATTTTCGATTAGAGTAAAAGGGAGAAGTAAGATGAGTAACATAAGAAAAAAAATAGCGGCTTGTCTGGCAGTAGTACTGGTGTTTTCTGTGACAGGCTGCGAGAACTTGAATAAAACCGTACAAAACGATGGTAAGCAGATTGAAGTGACAAAGCATATTGAGGTTGAGTCAGTACCGGAATATGCGGGAGAACCCTATGTCACGATTCATGATAACAAACCGGATTTTACGGAGGCAGAACTTGATGAAGATGTGTTTGAGTTTTACAGTGAACTGGATGCAAAAGGCAGATGTGGCGTGGCGGAAGCGATGATTGGAAAAGAGTTGATGCCAAATGAGGAAAGAGGAAAAATCGGGCAGATCAAACCATCCGGATGGCATACGGTCAAGTATGATAATGTAGATGGGAAGTATTTGTATAATCGGTGTCATTTGATTGGCTATCAGCTCACTGCGGAAAATGCCAATGAAAAGAATCTCATTACAGGGACAAGATATATGAATGTGGATGGAATGCTTCCATTTGAAAACATGGTGGCAGATTATATAAAAGAGACAGAACATCATGTCCGTTACCGTGTAACACCGATTTATGAGGGGGATAATCTTGTTGCATCCGGTGTGGAAATGGAGGCAGAGTCTGTAGAAGATGAAGGAGAAGGACTTTCCTTTCATGTGTATGTGTACAACGTACAGCCTGGGATTGAGATTGATTATGCGACCGGAGACAGTCATGAAACAGATACAGAACAAACAAATCAGGCTTCAGATAATCAGGTGGAGAGTTACGTTTTGAACACGAACAATAAGAAGTTCCACAAACCAACCTGTTCAAGCGTCAAAGATATGAAGGAAAAAAATAAAGAGACCTATGAGGGAACCAGAGAAGAATTGATTCAAAAGGGATATGAACCATGTGGCAGATGTAAGCCATAAAAAAGCAAATAAAACCAGTCATTTTGAACCTTACAAAAGTGTAAAAGTTTCAGTTATTGAATAAATCCTTGTGGTTGAGGGAAATGCGGGGAAAACGTGTCAACCACGGGGATTTTTTAGTTATATTATATTGAATTAGGTAGCATTAAATAGCATCAAATTTCAACACGGTTTACAACACATTTACAACAAATCACACTCTTATCTTTTCTATTTGGATTCGTAAATCTTCGAGTTCTCTGTGACCATAGACTTTGTTTGTAACGTCTTGAAAAGAGTGTCCAAGCATTCGTTTGCGGTCATTTTCGTTTACGTTATATTTTTCGCATAAGGTTGAAAATGTATGTCGACAGTCGTGCGGTGTGTGCTTTTCTATACCCAAATTTTCTAGCCAACCATACATTTCAAGTCGAAAATTGTGATTTGAAATTAACAATAGTTTCTTTTGCCTTTTAATCCTGCGTTCAACAAGTGGGAAAATAGCCGTATGGATTGGAACCATACGATTTTTACCAGCAGTAGTCTTTATTCCACCATAAAAATACTTTTCCTCTAGATTTACTTCAAGACTCCTGTATTCTGTTATCCTGAATCCCGAATAGCACATAATCAGTAACATCTCTGAAACGTCGTTTTCCTTTGTATCCCACAATTTTTTTAAATCAGAATCATTGAAAGGTGTTCCGTGTTCATCATCATCTTCTTGTGTAATTTCAATAAATATTGAATAGTCCTTTTCGCATAAATCATTTGCCATAGCATACTTATACATGTGACGATACAGTTTCAGTATATGCTCAACACTTGCGTGTTTTAATGGGCAATTATCCAACACTTCTTGCAGATCATCTGATGTGATATCCGTAAATATTTTATCGTGCAGTGCTTCTGAATTTTTAAATCCGGCTCGTAAAGCGTATTCCATACTACTGCGTTTCACACCTTTCTCGTCAAATCCATGTCCAAATTTTCTATTATAAAATCTAAAAAACACATCCTTATAAGTTAAAGAATCCTCTGCATTATTATCGTTTCCTCTGATCAGATTGTAATTTGCAAGGAGAGACTGTATAAACTTGTCAGCGTTCTGTGCATTGTTTATCTCTGCAAAATCCTTTTCCATTCCCTGTATGTATGTGCCAGCTCTATAGGCTGTCAGGACTGCGAAGCCTGTTGACCAGTCAGGCACGTAGCAGAGTGCTTTCTGTGGTTTCATCTGTCCGTTTGGATACTCTTCCGTAGCAGGAGGATAAACACCGTAGGGATTACGCCGATTAGAGCCTAAATAGCGAATTTGCCCGTAGCCGTTTGGTAATTTTGGATATTTCTTTCTTTTTCTTGACATGAAATCATCTCCTTTTGAATTTTGGGTATAAAAATAACAGCTAACAAACAGAATGCATGTTCTGATTGTTAAACTGTCTCGAAGATGATACAATATAACTTGCAATATGGATGTACATCTTCGGGTGTATATAAGCCGTTCCTGTTGGTGCAGGGGCGGTTTTTAAATTTTAGTGACAAACTTTACAAGGTCTTGATTTTCCGCTTTCCGAAATTGTTCCGCTTTGAATATTGCTAGAACGTTTCAATGTTCGACAGTTTTGGCTCGAATGGTATACTTCTCCTTCGGATACCCAATACACTGTCTCCTCAGTAGACTGCGCTTGTTGTTCGTTTGCTATACGAGATTCTTCAGCAGCAGCCTGTTCAGCAGCTATCCTTTCTTGCTCAGCCTGTTCAGCAGCGGCTTTTTCGGCCGCAATTCGCTCTTCTTCAGCTTTCTTAGCAGCTTCCTCTTCGGCTTTCTTTTTAGCTTCTTCCTCGGCCTTTCGTTTAGCTTCTTCTTCGGCTTTCTTCTTGGCGATAGCCTTTTTATCCTCTATCTTGATTCCTACTTTATTGCTTTTGATTCCCTCATAATCTAGCCAAATTTCGTATGTCCCAGCTTTATCAGCCGAGAAATATATTTTCCCATCAGATATTTTCATTTTTCCGCCGGATGTTTTGTAAGCAGTATCCGGCACAGTGTAATCAGATGGAGTAAGAGTAGATTTTATTTGTACCTCTTGTTTTATGTCGTATGCCTTTGAGGTATCGGCGGATAGCTTTGCACTTTCAAGTGACTGTTTTGGAGATAATGCAGCTCCGATAATTATAAAAGCGAATAGAGCAGAAATAATTCCTTTGACAGGCTTCTTCCAATCTGCATATTTCCACATTAGGAACAATCCAACCGGGAAAAATAAGATTAACCATGCAATAATCCAACCTGTTTTTTGATACCATTTTTTATTATCCCTATTGTTGTTTGGCTCCAGTCCACCAGACTGCGAATAACTGTAAGAGCTACCTGCATCATTGTTTGCGGTTGTTTGACTTTTTTGGTCACCGCTTGACTTTGTGTAATAAATACCAGTTCCAGGTATCCCTACAGATGCAGTTCTTTTTCCGTTTGAATTTACAGTGTAATGAGCACCTTTTGTTCCAACAGTTGCGCTGATACTCTTTTTGTTTAAATTGATTTTCAATCCGGGCGCAATCTTAATGCTTTTTCTGAATCGTAATCCCATTTTCTTCCTCTCTTTCTCTTTAGCTCACATCTTTAGGGTAACCAACCCTTTATATATAAACGCCGTAGCGGTTATATCATTAGAATAATTCCGCAACAGTTAAGTTGGGAATAAAGTAAATTATGTAGTTGTCTAGTGTTGTGTAGATGCCATATTTATTTCTGTAGCATTCTATCGCTTCATGTAAAAATTCTTCGGTCACTTCCAAATATTCGGCAATTTCGTGCATATCTTGGCAACCAGCTTCAAAAGACCGGATGATGCCAGCTAATCCTATTTGTTTGTTATAAGCCCATAGTCGTGCTTGACGTTCCTGTTTCCGATTCTGAGCATCTGTCATGTCGATAATATTTCCAACGGTAGTGTAATGGTGTCCAAGTTCTTCTGCGAGGATGCAGGCTTTTTCGATAGAATTATCAATATCTGCACTTATTCCGATTTTATTTCCTTTACATAATCCCTTTGCTTTTGACTTAAATTGTTTTTCTATAACGATGATATTTTCATCAGATGAAGATAGTAGCTGTTCATATACATTCATCTTTCTCACCTCTACAGTTCGTCTAAATCTTCTTTCATTAATTGCTGTTGTTCTTCGTCATCGGCAAAGTCATTATGTGCAGCTTCGACTTTTAGATGTTGTGTGAGCTTAACGATGTTATTTTTTTCTATTAAATCAGTAGAACGCTCCCACTCTTTTTGAAGTGTGAAATCTACCATTTCTTTGCCGTGGTCATCGAGAGCACGGTATTTTTTTATGATATTTTCAAATTCTGAAGGGGTTGCTTTGTCTTTATATAATTCTTTTGTTTCATCTTGAAAAAGGTAATTAGCATCACAATGTAAAATATCAAACAAATCATATAGTAATGTAGCCCTAGGGGAATTAGTATCTGTTTCCCAACTACCTATTGCACTTTGACTTACACCTAATATTTCTGCTAATTGCGGTTGCGTAATTCCAAGTTCTTTTCGTTTATCTCTTAATCTGGTTCCAAAACTCATTTTATTCACCTACCTTATATTGAAATATTACTACGAAAAATAGGTATAGTCAATAAAAAAACAGAAAAACAGGTAAAAAGTGATTGATAAACCTGAAAAACTGATATAATATACAAATATACCAGAAAAACAGGTAAAGAAAGGAGGGAAAACAGTTTGACTATATCGGAAGCAAATGAACCGTTAGCGAGAGGAATAAAAGTAATCATTGCCAAAAAGGGGCTAAAAAATATTTATGTGGCGGAAAAAGCAGGTTTTACTTCGCAGGAGCTTAGCGATATGTTAAATGGTCGTCGTCTTATTAAAGTGTGTGATGTTCCTAAGTTAGCTTTCGCTATGGAGGTAAAAGAGGGAGACATCTATGCGGAGGGAATGAAAGGAGAGTGATTGAAATGGCAAAGAAAAATAAAAAGTCCATGTATGATGAAATGGTGGAAAGTTTAGCAACTTTTGTTATTAGAACAGCGGAAAAGGATAATCCAACACCAGCAGAAGTAATGGCAATGGTAGAGATTTCAAAAATGTTGTTTCGAACAATTTAAAAGACCCAAGAATGACTTAGGTCTTTTGACTAATGGCTTGTGTGTTTGTGGTTTGCCAGTGTAGTACCTGCTTTAGATTTAGCAGAGCTGGACTTGCTTGTGGAAAGAGTTCTTCCAGCTTGACTGACTTTGGCAGATGGTTTACAAGAAGATTTTCCTTTTGCCATATATTCACCACCTTTCATAATTATTCGAATGCTTGTTCTGATAATTATGGTAGACCACAATATGTAGAAAGTCAATATAAAAGTAGTAAAAAAACAATATAAAGTACAAAACATACGTTTATGCACAAAATATTGTCTAAGTCAATAAACGGTTTATAAAAAGTATGTGATTATTTTATAAAAAATGCAACATATAACATTTGAACAAGAAGAGAAAGGGAGTGATGAAAATAAGATGGATTAAAACATTAATAAAAAAGCACAATGAAAAACAACTTTTAAAACAAGGATTTATTCGTTGTGCTTGGTGTAAAAGACTGATATTAAGGTCTGACAAATACTGTCAGTATTGTGGAAAAGCTACGGAAACAAAACCTTCTTAGTGGTTTCACTAACAACATCAACAAGAAGCTGACGCAAGGAGTCTTTTAAAATTTGACCAGAAGATGATATTCCTTTTCTATATTTTGCAATTGCAACGGGAGTGGTTGTGGTATCGACAATTAATTCGGGAATTGCAGTTTTAATTAGTTCTTTAGATGCAACATCTAAATCATCATCTAATGACAACAATTCAACGGCATTATCAAGAATCTTTTGAGTCCAAGGATAAGGAGCACCGCATTCGTAGCAATAGTATGGAAGGTGGTAAGTACGATTCCCTAATATAGTTACTCCGGGAGTGTCATAAAGCCCTCGAATAGGTGCTTGACATTCAGGACAAAAAGAATATGTATCAGTTCCGCACCGAGAACAGTACTTTTGGTGATTTGCATTGTACTTACTTAAAACGTGACCATTAAGACAAATAGTAGCGTTATTATATGGCATAAAATCATTCCTTTCATAATTTGATAGGAAAATTATATCAAAGAAAATATTTAGAGACAAGTGTGGAGGTAACAGCATGAAATTAACTTACAAAGAATTGGCTTTATTAAACAGAGTGATAGGTATTGCTTTAATGAGCGGTAAAGTTGAGTTCGATGAAGTTTCGGAATCAGTTCACAAGAAAGTTACTAATGAAATTGTAAGAAGGAATGAAAAGCAGTTCATTACTTCGGGGTAAGCATTGAGTATTTCTTAGAATAGGGAGGTGATAAGCGTGAGTGAAATTATCAGAACACCAGCGATCGCAAAGATAATCGGTTGTACGGTGAATCAAGCAAGATATAATATCCGGAATAATGTTTGGCACTTTGGAAGGGTGGTAAAGCGTGGAAACAAAAGGTTTTGTGAATCAACGATAACGGATGTTGCAAAGTATATTGGAATCAGCAGGGAAGAGGCAATCCGGAGACTTGAAGGAGGTGATACATAGTGAACTGGAACAGAAGAAAAGCGCTTCCGGAATGGGAGAAGCGGAGAATTCGTAATAGACGTAATCGCTACCAGCGAAAAGAACAGGTATTGGCGTATATCTTAGCTATTGTCGTGCTGATCAGCATGGGGCTTGGAGTATTTACAACAATGTTCTTTGCAACAGGAGGAATGCGATGAAAAAGGGAGAATGGAAAGAAATACAAACCAGTGCGCTGCTTGGATTCCTAATGGCAGGCGTTGTATGGGGAATGTTTTTCCACTGGTTGTTTTTCGGATATTAAAAAGAGCACCCACATGAGCCGGCAAGCTCCAAGGTGCCCAAACAAAATTAATCAATTAAATTGTAAAACAGAAGAGAGGAAAAGTCAAATGACTGATGAAGAAAAGAAGAAAAAAATACACAAAATTTTAGAGCTGGTCTTTGAAGTTAATGAGATAAAACAAAAAACACGCGATTTGACAGGAGATAAGCCTACATTGTTTTTTGAATATGCTGGACATATCAACAGCATTACCGTAAGTGCAAATGAACACGGATGGGTTCCAGGAGAAGAAAAAGAATATTACGAATCTATTTGTTTTGATTTCGCTGATTCCGAGGACAGAATAAAAGCAGTAATTGATTATCTTCAAGGTTTGCAGAGTAGAGTGGAGGTAGATAAAAATGGCACAGATGGATTATCAGATCATTAAGACATTGGCGGTATTTCCGCCTGAAGGAAATGGGATTTTTCACAAAGAATTGAATCTGATCAGCTGGAATGGTCGTATGCCAAAGTACGATTTGCGTTCGTGGACAGATAATCACGAGACGATGACAAAAGGAGTAACTTTGACGGAAGAACAAATGAAAGAGATTGCTTTTACAGCTTTAAAAGGAATGGGGTGTCTGTAGAATGGCAAGATTAACAATTAAAAATCCTTCCGTACATCCAGCGCAAAAATCTACATATCGAATTCCGATTGACAGAGCAGGGGAATTCTCTATTAAAACATTCGGAAGATTTACGGATATGCATGGTGATATGGTCACAAAACTTGGAAAGTATGAGGACTTAGGGGAACCAGAAGAACTTGCAAAGAAATTAGGAATTCGGTTGGAGGGATAAGCGAAAATGGAGATATATCGAATTTTTGATTTTAAAGATGAAGAAGAGTGGCTTTCTGGAAGAATGAATGGAATTGGTGGAAGCGATGCAAGTGCAGTGGTTGGTGTTAATCCTTATAAGACAAATATCAAGCTCTTTGAAGAAAAGACTGGGAGAAGCGTTCCAGAAGATATCTCAGATAAGCCTTGTGTCGTTTATGGTAAGTTCGCAGAAAAACATATTCGAGAACTTTTTAAGTTAGATTATCCGGAATATAAGGTTGAACATCACGAATTCCGGATTTTACAAAGTCTAGAATATCCATTCATGCAAGCTTCTTTAGATGGAGAGCTGACTGATCGAGATGGAAGAAAAGGAATTCTGGAAATTAAAACAACTAATATTCTACAGTCTATGCAATCTGAAAAGTGGAAAGATAAGATTCCAGATAACTATTATCTGCAGATTCTTCACTACTTGCTAGTTACTGGATATGAATTTGTAGTTCTAAGAGCACATCTGAATACTACGTGGGGCGGAGAAGTCAGGACACAAGTTAAGCATTACTTCATTGAACGTGAGGAAGTTCAGGAAGATTTAGATTATTTATTAAAAGAAGAAGTTAAATTTTGGAAGTATGTGGAGAGCGGAAGAAAGCCGCCTTTGATACTTCCTGAAATATAGGAGGAAGGACATGGAATTTAAGATTGTGAATCCGCAAGAGAGCTTAATTGCTCAGGAGATTCAGTGGAATAACAAAGAATTGAAGCAGGAGATTGCAGCTAAGATGGCGGATTATAAAACTCTTGTATTCACAGAAGAGACGGTTAAAGATGCTAAAAAAGATAGAGCAACACTTAATAAGTTAAAAACCGCTTTTGAAGATGAAAGAAAGCGCATTAAAAAGCTTTACCTGGATCCATACAACAAGTTTGAGACACAGATTAAAGAGGTAATCGCATTAATTGAGGAGCCGATTAGCTTGATTGACCGACAGATTAAGGAAGTAGAAGAGAATAAAAAACTTCAGAAAAAGTCTGAAATTGAGAAAATGTTTTCTGAAATGGGATTCCAACCATTTGTAACACTTGAAAAGATTTGGGATCCTAAGTGGCTGAATGCAACAGTTTCATTATCTAGTATTGAAACAAAAATGAAAGAAATCATGTTCGAGATTGGAAACGATGTTCATACAATCAAATCTCTTCCGGAATTTAGTTTTGAAGCAATGGAAGAGTACAAGCAGTCGTTAAGTCTTGTGCAGGCTATCAATGAAGGACAACGATTAGTAGAGATCCAAAAGAGAAAAGTGGCTCAGGAAGAAGAAAGAAGACGTAGAGAAGAAGAGAGAGCAGTAGCTGAAGAAGCAGAAAGAAAAGCAGTAGAAAAAGCTTTAGCGGAAGCTGTGGCGGAAGAAATGGAAGCTCCAGCAAAACCAGTAAAAGTTATTCAAGAACCTGTTTATACATTAGATTTTAGAGTTACAGCAACAAAAGAGCAGTTGGATCTGCTTAAAGGATTTTTGCAACAGAACAATATTACATATGGTCCAGTGCCAACATTGAAAGGAGAATAATTATGGCAGTACAGAACAGTTTAGTTAAAAAACAGAAGATGGGAATGGCAGCATATCTCACACAAGATGCCGTGAAGAAACAGATCAACAGCGTAGTCGGTGGAAAGAATGGTACAAGATTCATTTCAAGCATCGTTTCAGCAGTGCAGACAACTCCAGCATTGCAGGAATGCTCAAATCCTAGTATTTTATCCGCTGCACTTTTAGGAGAGGCGTTGAACCTTTCGCCTTCGCCACAGCTTGGACAGTTTTACATGGTTCCTTTCGATAACAAGAAGAAAGGATGCAAGGAAGCTCAGTTTCAACTCGGCTATAAAGGATATATTCAACTTGCAGTTCGCTCAGGGTATTACAAGAAATTGAATGTTCTTGCTATTAAACAGGGGGAATTAGTTCGATACAATCCATTGGATGAAGAGATTGAAGTAAATCTAATTGAAGATGATATTCTTCGAGAAGAGACACCGACAGAAGGATATTATGCAATGTTTGAGTATGAGAATGGATTCAGGAAGACTATTTACTGGTCAAAGAAAAAGATGTTGGCACATGCAGAAAAATATTCATTTGCGTTCTTCAAAAATGGTGGTGCAAAAACTTTGGAACTTATTGAACAAGGCAAGATTCCTGAAAAGGATATGTGGAAGTATTCTTCATTTTGGTTTAAAGATTTCGATGGAATGGCTCTTAAGACAATGCTGAGGCAACTCATTAGTAAGTGGGGAATTATGAGTATTGATTTGCAGACGGCTATCGATAAAGATATGGCTGTTATTCAAGAGGATGGTTCTGTTGAGTATGTGGAGAATGATTCGGTAGAATCTGAAGAAAATATTGTATCGGATCAGGAGTTTCAAGAGGTAGAAAATACAAAAAAAGATGAAGTTATTGAGACAGACGAACAAGAATCTAGTGTAGAAAGTAATTTTTTTAATTAAGGAAAGGATGATAGATTATGCAGCACATTGATTTAGAAAAATTTGCGAATGGTGCTTTCTCAGCACAGGTAAACAGAGCAATCGAAGAAGTAACAAAAAATATTCAGGACCCGAACACGGAAGCTTTAGCAACTCGAAAAATTACAATTACAATCGGATTCAAGCCAAATCAAGAGCGTAATTTTGTTACAACCGGAGTGCAGGCGAAGACAACCCTTGCACCGGCCCTTGGAACTGTTACGGCAATGAGTATGGGAAGAGATATAAAAACCGGAAATGTTGAAGCCATTGAAGTCGGAAATCAGATCCCAGGTCAGATGTCGGTACAAGACCTGCAGACGAACAGCGTAGGTGTGGTAGATGGACAGGCAGTGGATACTGAGACAGGGGAAATACTTGGGGATACACAGCAGGACGGAAAAGTAATTGATTTGAGAACAAAACAGGCATAGGAGGACGTATAAGATGATGGAAGGATTAAAAGAAGCATTAAAATTTATTACTGATTTAAAAGGGGACGCATTGGAACCAAAGACTGTTGAGATTGCAGGAAAAACATATTGTGACAAGTCATTGGTAAGATATGGTAAAGAGGATTTAGCAGAGGAGATTACAGCAAGAACTTTGACCTCTATTGTAGATTATATTAAACAGAAACATGATGAGATGCGGGAATCTAGTATTTTACATATCATAAATCCTACCACAGTAGAATTGTATTCCGGTTTGTTAGAAGAAAAGAGACGTGAAACCTTATTCCACACCAAAGCGATTGTAAATGAGTTTACGTTTGATAGTTGGTATGATCAGGAACGCTTCTTAATTGAGCTGCAAGCGAACTTTATCAAAAATGAAGATCTGGAAAAGATTATGATAGTAGCAGGGAATATTCAAGCTGGAACAACAGCAAACTATGATGATGATGGAATCAGCCAGAAAACAACTATCCGTTCAGGAATCGCAAATAACTCGAATGTAATCGTACCTAATCCAGTCAAACTGATGCCATACCGTACTTTTAATGAGTTAGAACAGCCGGAAAGTACATATGTATTCAGAATCCGAGACGATCATGGGAACCCGTCATTTAAACTCGTCGAAGCAGATGGCGGAATTTGGAAAAACGAAGCAATGCACCGTATTAAAAACTATCTGCAGACGGAGCTTTCGGAGGAAATTAAGAAATATAATATTACTATCATTGCCTAAAAACTTAAGGCATCTCCCTAAAAGGGATAAAATTATATATCACAAATGAAACTATAAAACTTGTTTCAATGCCTCCTGCCAATTGGTGGGAGGTGGAAAGGAGAAACATGAAATCAGTCAGTTTTCATGTGCCAGGAAAACCACAGGGGAAGGCAAGAGCACGTACATTTTATAATCCGAATCTCGGCAGACATATGTCAGTAACACCGGATAATACGGTATTATACGAGAATCTGATTAAGACGATGTACATTCACGCTGCAAAAGGTTGTAAGTTCGAGAAAGGCGAACCGGTTACACTCTGTATCATTGCGAGATACATGCCGGCAAAGAGCACTTCTAAGAAAAAGCTGCAGCAAATGTTAGATGGAGAAATTCTTCCGCTTAAAAAGCCGGATATGGATAATATTGTAAAAGTAATTGCAGATGCCCTGAATAGCGTTGCCTATCAGGACGATTCGCAAGTTGTATTGGTAAAAGCAAAGAAAGTTTATTCTGCACTGGAAGGTGTAGATGTGACGATTGAGGAATATAGAAAAGGAGAGTAGGTGGTTCGTATGGGGCGTGGAGCTCCGAATAAACCGGGACTTACATACTATCCGAAGATGCTTGATTTCTACGAAGATGATAAAATCTTCGAACTATTGGACGAATACGGTCCACTTGGAGTAACAATTTATGATTGTATACTCTGTATAGTTTATAAAAATGGCTATTATGCCGAGATCCCTTTGGATAAGCTATCGAGAATGATCACAAGGATGATTGGGAACAAATGGATCAAAAATAAAAAGGCTGTCGTGCAAGTGGTGCACTTTTGCTCTGAGATAGGTCTCTTGGATGATGACCTCATGACGAAAAACATCATCACCTCTGTTGGAATTCAACGACGTTATTACGAGATAGCAGTAAAACGCATGAAAAGACAGCTCTATAGTGATAAATATTGGCTCCTGGATAAAGAAAAGACGGAGGAGCCTGTATTAAAGTCAGCCTTAAACGGAATTAGTTCGGAAGTTAATCGAATTAATTCGGAAGAAATTCGAGATACTTCGGAAGTAAGTCCTATAGAAATAAAAGAAAATAAAAATGTATATATAGATGCCTTCGGCGATTCTGAGGTTGAGAGATATTTTCAGTTGTATGTGATGACACGGAACAATAATGGAGATAACTTATCGGATACTCAGATACAGATGTTAAGAGAAGAATTGCTTTCTATATCTGTTGACAGGGAAGAACAGCTTGCAATGCTGAGAAAAGCTACAACAGGTCTTTGGAAAGGCTTCTATCCATTATCAAAACCTAAAAAGAAGAAATCGGAGAGCATGCAGAAGGCAAAGAAGAAAGCATCTTTTAATAACTTTGATGGAAGAAAATATGATATGGAGGCTTTAGAAGCACAGATGCTTGCAGTAGAGGAAATGAGGTGTGATAAATGATACACACAGAATTGATTAAAAACAGATTCGATTCCCTTGAAGAATACGAGAAATTCGCAGCGAAATGGACAACAGTATGTTGCATGGTAAATCTAAACAGCAAGAATATGACTGAGAGGAAGCGATTTGAGAAGATTGTTAAGATACGGGAAGGACAGGTGTAGACATGAGCAGATTAATACAGACAGATGACAACGGCAATTGGTCACTAAAGGGACTGTCTTGGAAAGATACATATGTAGGGCAGGTAATTACGAGAAATACGGAAGAGAAGATATATGGAGCACTCTGCAAATTAAGAGATTATGAGGAAAGTGGACTGGATCCGGAGCAGGTGCAGCAGCTAAAAGAAAGGGATACGGCGAAGAAACCAGAACGAACCAATGGTGGAGCTTCGGTATGCCAGGAATGCGGGGCAAAAGTACTATGGTGCTATAATTTCTGCCGGTGCAAGATATGGAAGAGGATAGATAAGGAGTGAGTAGATATGCAGAAAGTAGTGAGAACAGCACCAACACAATCGGGATATTGGTATGCAAAAGAAAGAATGAAATACCTAGAAGAACTTTTAGAGCAAGGGTATAAAGTTGTGATGTGCAACAAAATAGGAAATGATTTGGAGTACATTTTGGAAAGGGAAGAATAGCATGAATAGAGAAATACTTTTTAAAGCGAAGAGGTTGGATAACGGCGAATGGGTGGAAGGGAATCTTGTGCAATCAGAAGATGTAGATGATGATTTCAAAGTGATAATAATCCCGTTAAAAGAGTCTTGGATGTATACGGAAGAATACTCAAATGATATAGGGTTTGAAGGATGGTATAAAGTCGACCCAACCACCCTCTGCCAATACACCGGACTTACAGACAAGAACGGTAAACGGATTTGGGAGAATGATATTGTTGAATGCAATAAACGAAAAGAAGAATGCGAATTATATAAAATCGTTTGGAGAAATGAGTATGCTGATTTTGGGGTTGTACCTATAAGCAATACATGCACAGGACAATATCCAATAGGGTTTAGCTACGGAAAAACATTACACGGGAGAGATTATAAATCAGTTGGCAATATTTTTGATAATCCGGAGCTGTTGGAGGTGGAGTGATGGTTTTATTTTGTCCAGATTTAACATGCAAAGAAGAAGTAAAAGCAATGGTAATAGGAACTTGAGATTTTACAAGACCAGTATTACACGCTTGCTTGAAATCTAAGTGTGTAGCGTATAAAGATGGAAGATGTGTGAAATACGATAATGAAGTGGAGAAGGGGGTGGAATAAATGGCGAAGTATAGAAAGAAACCAGTGGTAATAGAGGCGTACCATCTTAAAGATTTGAGCTATAAAACAGTAAAAGAATGTCTTGGATTTATGGGACAGCAAGTAAAAACATATAGAGGGATCGGAATAGAACAGCCTTTTGATAAGTATATGCAAATCGTATGGAAAAACAATGGTGTTAAAATCGAAACACTTGAAGGAACAATGATTGCAAAGGCTGGAGATTACATTATCCGTGGTGTAAATGGAGAATTATATCCATGCAAGCCGGATATTTTCGAGAAGACATATGATAGGATTTACACATATACAGAATCGACTTGTGTTTCAACACATCATTGAAAATGAGAAAAAGAGCGAGAGTAGGTGAAAATTTGAAACGCAAACGTACAAGCGATGAGCAGAAAATTGAGCAAAACAGTCATTATGCTGAGATGGAAACAAACAAGCCTCCTAATAATGCAAGAGCTGCATTTAAGCGAGATGTACGCAAGGAATACGGAGTGAAACAGTGCTTAACAAAATGGGGAGTCGACATGAAGGGAGTGATTGCCGGTGGAAATGACAAAAGAACGGTTAGCATCGTACAGGAGCAATCGACAAGAAATCGCTGAATTGGACTGGATGCTGAATAACCGATGGAAGAGCGAAAGCATGATTGGAAATGATGTTGTCTTCGATTACAGTAAAGGCTATCCGATGCCGCAGTCGGTAGTCGGATTCGATCAGAAAAAGTATGAAAGACTGCAGAACCGGGATTTAAACAGAAAAACGTATCTTGAAAAGGAAAATGAGGAGATAGAGGATTTTATAAGCAATATTGAAAGAAGTGAAGATAGAAGAATACTGCATTTGTATTACATACATGGAGAAAAAAGAATGAATCAAGAAAAGGTAGCAGAGAAGCTTGGTTTTGAAAGAAGTAGCATTAGCAGAAAGATTGATAAAATATTAGAGATTTCACACAATTCACACGAATCACATGTATAATAACAATAGAGCCAATAGGCGAACAGCAATCGGCTCGGAGAATACTTCGAGTTTTCCTAACACATATTTTTAATTCCTAAAAGCGTCTTACGAAAGTGAGACGCTTGTGTGCGTAAAGAACAAATAATTGTTAGTAATCTATTGAAAAATATAGAAAATAGGGGTATTATATTGTTATCAAACACTCGGAGAAAAAATATGTTTCAATTTACTAAATTATCTAAAGAAGTTGATAAACACCTAAAAAAACAGGCCGTGCTTGATGAAAAAAGTGAAAAGATAATTGATTTATTCTTAAAAGAACATGGAAGAACAGAAATATATGGGTTAATCGATTATGTTGTAACATGTGGGGCACCCAAACATTTTAAGGCTATAGATGAATTCAAAACCAATTATGATGAAAATCATCTAAGTGTTAAAGATATAAAAACATATCTTGATATTCTTGATGTACATAAAGAAAGGATGAAAAGTCCTAAATCTGAAAAAAAAGTACAACAAGAGAGTGCATTAAGTAAGAGTTTTAATGAAAACGGTAAATATGGAGAAGAAATATGAGCAAGCAATTGGTATTTACAAGAAAGCGATCTCCCAAAGAAAAGTTACAAAGATTTATAGAAATGTATGCACTATCTTGTAGTTATGATGATAATATTAAAAGAATTTTTGAGAATGAATTAATGTTTACAAGTGTTACAAAGAGAAGTTTTTGTATATTATTGTATGAGGAGAATGACACTAAACTTGAACTAGATATTAAAAGATTTTTTTATGGTGATAATTATGAACAATTTAAAACAGCAGAATAGCGAATTTTTAGAAAAAATATTTTTAGAACTTAATATTAAATATGAAAAAATGGATATAGATGATGATTTGAATTATGTAATATCATTTGTTCCAGGAACATTAGCAAACAGTTTTGGAACAATTGAAATGTTGATTTTTTATACGTACGATAGTAATGAATTGATTTCAATTTGTCCTAATATTTATTCTTTAAAAGAAAATGATAGTACTTTAAGTGTGTTAAGTGCTATAAACAAGACTAATGGTAAGTTGTCAAATGGAAGTATGATATTAAGCAGCACATCGGATGTTAGATACAGGTGTGTGGAGAAATTTGAGAATGTTAATTCAATTACTAAAGAAGATATAAAAGCTATATTGGATGATGTTGTAATTGCAATTATCTACACGTATGAAGAAATAAAGGAATTAAAGAACAGTGAAAAGTAGCGTTTATTTATTTAGTATTGGTGTTGTATTAGCTGTTTTTAGAATTTTTATAGAAGATAATTCAGGGCTTGATTTA